TTAGGTAGCCAGCCGGGGTACACACTCGAATCTTCAAGGTGTTTACTGTAACCCCAGAGACCTGGCTTCCAATATTTTTTGGGAGCACAATCGAAAAGCCAATTGTGCTGCTTGTGCTGCCCGCGCGAAACCCGGCAACTACATACGCGCCGCTGGGAACATAGCTGTCACCGACACCGTATTCATTTGAACGCTTGACAAAGTCCGACAGCTTCCACATAGATTTATGCACCGGAGGGCCGATCGTAAACGAACTTCCCTCTTGGGCCACCTCGCGGCAGAGAAAGTAGTCGTTGTCTGATACGTCGTTGAACGAATACCCCAGCGCATCTATCAGTGCCCCTGCCGCCGCTGCCGCCGTCGTTTCCCCTGTGCCGCCGTGGTCGATGCCGACTACACCGTCCAGCAGGGACAGGTCGAAGCTGAACGTCTTCCATGAGCCCCAGGAAGAACCGCCATAGTACCGCATATAGAAGCGGGCATAACCGTTCGGAAACACGATCTGCATGAGTCTTGCCGTGCTGCCGGTAATGACGCGCATCACTACCATTCGAAAGGCAAGGTTCCCCGGAGTGTTCGCAATGCCGTTGGCCACAGATGAGCTTGCGCAGACATAAGTGCCCGGCGTCTTGTAGTCGTTAAGGTCGTCGCCGGACGGAATAGAAGTTCCGCCGTCCAGCGCGAAATACTTCTCTCTGGCGTATGCGTCCTTGATGTTGTAGGTTGTTCCGTTTTCGTCAGTAAAGGTTGAAATATCTGCCATGCTTCCTCCTCACGATACCGTGATCGTCGCTTCAGTGCCAGTGAACGTAGGCTTCGACACGCTGCCGGCCGGGGTGTAGCTCGCGCTGCCCTCGACCTCAGTGCCGGTGAAGGTCGGCTTCGACACACTCCCAGCCGGGGTGTAGCTCGCGCTGCCCTCGACCTCGGTTCCGGTGAACGTAGGCGCGGCGTCAAGCTCTGCGCTTACAGAGGCCACCACGCCCTCACTTGTCCGCGCCGGCAGCCCACCGGGGGACCAGACCAGTCTAAGGTCTTCACCCTCCACGACCGTCTGCAAACTCGGCAGGGAGCCGAGTCCTGAGATGGAATAAATGGTTTTGCTTGCCGTAACCACATTGACGTTCGGCTTCGACACCGTGCCAGCCGCTGTGATCCTGGTCTTGATCGTGGCGGCGGTTCCGGTGAAGGTCGGCTTCGACACCGTGCCAGCCGCCGTCACCTTCGGCTTGATCGTGGCGGCGGTTCCGGTGAAGGCGGGCTTGCTCACGCTGCCAGCAGGAGTGTAGCTCCCGCTGGCTGAGTCCTTGAAGGCCAGCGCTTTCAGCACGGACATCGCCTGCTGAACCGCGTCGCCCATGCCGTCAAGGGCGGCATTAATGATTTCCCGCACGGAGAGAGCCACGACGGTCTCGCCGTCGTGCTTATACTTGACCAGGATCTTCGGGAGAACCTTCTCCTCAAAGTCCAGCAGCACCCCGCGCGGGAAGAAAAGTTTTCTGTTGTCCATAGTTTTAGGTCAGGATGATCTCGGTGATCTGCACTTCTTGCCGAAACACGTTCATGCTCAAATACAAAGACCCGCTAAGGCCGGAGATGTCCGCCTGCTTTTCAACTTCGTCGCCTGTCCCGGCGAAGGAAATCAACGCTTTGCCATCATTGTAAGTATGGCCGCCTGCGTCTTGCGTAAGGGCGAACGACGCCATGCTATACATATCGACGAAGTCCGTACCTTTCCCCTTGATTATGAGACTGCTGTAGCCGGTCACATCAATCGCGGGCGTGAAATAAGAGTTTTTGCCCATCGCGGCGGTCGCCGGAACTTCATCTAAGACCAACTTATTCCCGACAATACTCGCGCCGCTGCCACCGAGGTTATAGTCGCTGTTCTTTCCGTTCGCCGGGGTGAGGATCTCAAGACTGTAAGCCAGCTTCACTTTTTCAACCTGGCCCTCTCTGGAGATCGTCACGGTCTGGCTTTTGGACTTTGCGCCGTCCACGATGGCGACCACCCAGTCTCCGGCTTCGGGGATGTTGAAGGCGACTGCGCCGTTCGTCCCTTTCGCCCTGAGCGAGGTGCTGCCCTTTGTACAGGTGCAGGTGCTACCGGAGGGGTACTCTACACCGATCACTGCGTACTGGCCGTCGATGACCTTGCTGCTGCCACCGCCGCCGCGTCTTACGATAAAACCAGCTCCCATATCGTCACCTTTCTATATGAAGAACATCAACCTTAAGATCCTCGGTCGGCCTCTCGTTCGCCTCAAACGTGATCATGCGGTTACCCGGAAAGACGCGCGTAATCTTGCTCCACTCTTCAAGTATCGTTTCCGCAGTGTCGTCGTAGGGAAGAATTACATCGACAATCAGGTTGTCGGAGTTTTTAACAGCAGAATCGGAAAGATGCTGGACGTAATGCGTAAAGGTTCTGGGCGGGTCAGTATCATCGAAGGTTCGTGTTTCTTCCTCCCAGTTTTTGGCCTGAAGCAACCTCACCCTGTCCCGGCTTACGGCACCGACGGCAATCTGCTCGCCAGTTACGGGATGTTCATCCAGGATGTCCGAGATTACATCGTCAGCAATCTTTTCTTTCGTGACAGCGCCGTCCGCAATCTTACCAGTCGTTACCGCGGAACTCGCGAGTTTGCCCTCGACGACTGCGCCGTTTGCAATCAGATCTTGCGTGACCGTCGAATTTTTGATGTCAGAAGTACCGATTGACTTTCTCCGAATCTTGCTCGTCGTACCAGAAATGCCGGAGCCAGGGATGCCCGTCGTGCCACTACTATTGGCGTTCGCGAGCTTTGCGGGTGTGATTGTCAGGTCCTTGATGTCGGTCGCGGCGATCGACCCCGCCCTGATCCTGCTCGTCACATTGGCGATGCCGGAACCAGGGATACTTTTTTCGGCGAGCTTTGCCGGCTGAATCGTGTTATCCGCGATGTCTGCATTTATGATGGTGCCATCCAAGATATGCGCGGACGTAACAGAGTTAGGCGCGAGCTTGTGGTCGTCGATCGACCCATCCGGGACCTGCCCGGCCTCGATGTCGTCGATCGCGCCCTGAAGCTCGGTAATGTCGGCGTCAGCCTGCTCCGCGAAATCATTGAAGGCGTCTCTGATCTCATCGAAGAGCGCCTGCATATCGTCACGGACAGTTCCCTCATCATACTCATAGGTCGGAAAGTCCGCAGGATTGGTCCACTTTCTGCGGTAATCAAATTCATCAAATGCCATTTATCGGAGCCTCCCTTGGAAGTTGTAGAATACCTGCGCCGATACGATAGAGAGGTCGGAACCAACTTCCCTGTTTTCCAGGCGCATGGTGTAGTGCCGTACCCTCCGGCACATCGGGCGTCGGCGGAAAGCTGCGCCGAAACCGGTGCCAGCCAGGCAGCGGAAAGTAAGATCCCTCGGCACGAGCCGCCAGACCCTGTGCTCCAGATCGGTCAGGTCTACTCTTGTCTCGTAGTCCGTGATGTAGGTCAGCCTCGCCTTGGACGGGAGATCCCCGCGCATGACGATGATACAGCTGTTCACATTCTTCAGTCGGTCATAGCCACCGAAGTCCTGAGCCGGGAAGCGGTAAACCTTGTTGATCGGCGTGTTCTGGTCGTAATCCCTCATGCTCCGCATAAAGACAGTCAGCCTGCCTTCGCTGTTGACGTGCCAAATCTTATCGTGCTCCGTAGCTAAGGCAACCGCGCCGATATTATCGAAGAGATACCAGGACGGGTTCTTATAGTCTGTGTTCTCGTAGTCCCACACCCAGGCATGACCGTCCACACACAGCCAATACTTGCGGTTGTCGTCCAGCGAGCAGACCACCGCGTTCTTCCGCACGTCGCGAATCAAGGACAGCTTATTGTTTAACCCGTTGACCTTCGTCGACACGCAGGTGATATTGTTCTCATACGCGTAGCTGGAGTCCTTCAGGATATGGACGCCCTGCTCGGTGTTGCACCAGACCAGGTTGTTGTCGATCAGCTGGATCGTCCAGGGGAGGTCGCAGCCGATCTTGTCATTGATGGAGACGAACGGCATGTCGATCGTCGTCCTGCCCGCCAGATCCGTCGTGTCCATCTTCGCCCTGCCGACAGAGCGCTGCTTGAACACCACCAGATAGCTCTGCTGTTTGCCAAAGCCGGTGATCGGATCGTCCGTGTCCCCGGCCAGCTGATACTGGGAGAACGGGAAGTATGTCGGGTCCATCGCGACATCAGTGTTCCCGTTCCAGAAGAAGGCGTTCGGCTGGGCTTCGCAACCGCCAAATACCACGCACAGATCGCCCGAGCCGCCGTAGGTTGCGGCGTAAGGGCAGTCCATGATGCTGTTCATAGCATCCGGGTTCGCCTTCGAGTAGGTGATATGCACTGTGTTTTCCGACGGCGGGTTCGTAACCGGAGGCGCGGTGTTGAAAGTGACGGTGCCGTTCGTAAGGTTGACCGTGTAATCCGTCCCGGCCGTCTTCGTCACGCCGTCAACTACAACCGAGACAACGGAGTCTACCGGTTTGACCGGGAGTTGGTAGACGGTAGCCCCAGCCACTGCGTTGTAATGGATCGTCTTCTTCGACTGGATGCGGTTCTCCGGCTGGATCAGATCGCCGGAGCCGGTGGACGGAGAAGCGTTGATAACAGTGACCGGAACATAACCTTCCACTGGATGCGTAGAAAACGTCCACCCAATCTCGCCGGTCGTGTTATTGATGATCTCGCTCGCTTCGATCCGGATATACGCGCCCTTCGTCTTGTAGTAGAGATTATCGTAGTACTCAAAAAAGGTGCCTTTCACTTCAGGCACCCCGGAATACAGTTCATAAAACCGCGGCGTGGCGTCCCCCAAACCTGTGAAGTACAGCTTTGTTCCGATGTGCGCGACGAGGCAGTCATGGAACGGACGCTCGAACATGGCATACGCCGTGCCGAGCTCCTGGTCCGGTGTCACCCACTCCTGCCCGTCACGGCCGCAGATAACGCCGTCTCGCCAGATCATGTTCAACATTTCGGGGCTCTCGTTGGGACGGAGCCGGTACTCCAGCTCACTCAGGTTAAGCCCGCCGTTGAGGTTGGTGAAGTTCAGCGTATATTCCTGCCGCGGGTTGGGCATGTGGGAAAGGTTTACATATGCCACAGCTTACACCCCCGGGAGGTTGAATCCCCAATAGGCGTCGTCAACCAGGGAATACTCCGTGGTGACAGGCTCCGTGATCCTGCCCAGTCTGGTCTCGAACGCGTTCCACAGCGCCGAGTAGCGGAAGGGATCGTCATACATGACCAGCTGCGCCGCGATGTAGTACGGCAGTGCGGCATGGGTGTCCGGCGTATTGTCCAACTCCATGCTGTCCCGTTCCTGCTCCTGCGCCTTCTTGTCCGGCGCGTCGTCCGGTATATCGGGAATCTGATGCGGGTAGCGGTAGTACTCGACCATCATCTCGTCGAGATTCGGTACATTCGCCGGGACAAGCAGGCGGTTGTTCGCGTACATCTTGTACCAGTGGAACCGCTCATACGCCGTCTGCCCGCCGCCGATCGGCTTGGGCCAGATGATGCCGCCGTTGTGCATGCGCCAGAAATCCTCGGGCAGGGTGTACAGACGGAACTTGCCCATCTCTTCGTAGTTAAGAGTCGTCAGCGGAACCAGCTCGGGGATCTTCTTCACGGTCGTGGCGATGTACATCATGCCGTCGTTCGCAAGACCCGGGATCATCCGCAGGTAGTCCGCCTGGTTGTTATAAGTCTCGCGGATCTCGGTGCCCGCGATGCTCTCAGAAAAGATCAGCTGCATGACGAGCTTCTTCAGTTCGCCGTAAGTCATATATCATGTCTCCTTTTTATGCAGAATAGTGGGGGTTCGGAGTTACACCGCACCTGGCCGGGAAGGAGGAAAAACCCGGGCGCATCCATTGGGCCCCACATAAACAGCATGCTCGGGTGTTTCGCCCGAGCATGCTCCGGTTTTACCAGGTCCCGGAAACTGCTTTGTCGGGGATTAGCCGATGTTCAGGATGGCGTCGCCAGAGCCAAGAGGCTTGTTGCTGGCGTCGACATCGACCACACGGATGTACTTATCCGTGCTGCCCGGGGTGATCTCCAGACCGTTGGCGGTCAGCTCAGTCCAACCGGACACGGTGATCGCGGTGCCCGCGGTCACGGCAGGCAGGGCAGCCTGAGTCGCAGCGGTCTTGTAGTACCACTTCGCGCCTTCCTTGACGCCGTTGACCACGATGGTGGACTTGCCGGTGTCAGTGGCGGCGGTGATGACCTGGAGAACCTTGACGGCGCTCTGGCCACCGTGGTAGTACACAGCATTGGCCTTCTCGTTCAGGATGAAGCAGTCGTAGATGAAACGACCCTCGACGAGCCAGCCGGAGATGCCGGGAGGATTGTCATGGATGCGGTACTCCTCCATCTGCTTCGGAGCAGTGGCCGCGATGGGATGGGTGATGATGAAGGCGGCGCCGGCAGGCAGACGGCTGGAGGGGACCTTAACGATCTTGCAGCCATCGACTTCGCCGATGACGCCCTTCAGGATCATCTCCTGGGACTGATCGCCGTACTTCATGAACGCGGGATCCTGCTTGAGCAGGTTGGCGAACTTGTAGGTGCAGAAGGCAACACGGCCAGCGTCGGGGACGTTGAAGTTGCCGAGGCGCTCCATGCCGTCAAGGAAGGCGGCGTAAGCGTTCTGCGCGTTCAGGGCGGTGGAGGCATAGTTGCCGTTCGCCTGGGCGGCAGCGGCCAGGGTCTTGAAGACATAGGTGTCGAACTCAGGCACCCAGACTTCACGCAGCTGACGGCTCAGAGCCTTGCCAGCGTCGGACACCATCTCGGACTGGATCTTGTCGCCAGCGTCGATGATGAAGGTGAAGGCACGGTCCTTGTTAACGGTCAGGGTCTGGACGTTGCGGGCCAGGTCGGTGGGAGTGCCGTAACGGGTCATGCCGTTACGAACGTAGTCCGTCATGGGGACCACGGGGATGGAATAGACCTTAACGGTCTTGTCGCCCTTGAACTCGTAGTCGTTGTTCAGGGCGAGCATGGCCTGGGATTCACGAGCGAAACGCTCGTCAACCACAGTAGAGTACTTGGTAGCGAGATTGATTCCGCCGGGCATATATCATCATTCCTTTCAAGATGCCCGCGGATGGCAGCCCTCATGGCCGCCGGTTATCTTTTCCAACCTTCGTCGGAGTTGAAGCCATCGAGAAAAGGATCTCCTGGCTTGGTATCAGTGGCTCCACCTTTGGAGACACCGCGTACCGGCGCCCTCGCGGCTGCATCCGCATTCTGTTTCAGAGTGTCTTTCTCCTTGCGGAGTGCAGTTTTCTCGGCTTCGTCTGCCTTCTCTTTATAGGCGACATAGGCTTGCACCAGTGGCTTGCCGTTCTTCACGCAGTCATCAATGACTTCCTGCGGGAGCTTCTGCCCTCTCAGCTTCGGGAACGCCCGCAGCATCTCAGCGACCTCCGCCTGGAAGTCGCGGCCTGCAGGTTTCTCCTCGGCAGCGGGCTGACCTTCGTCCCTCTGCTCGGCAGGGGCGGTCTCGCGTTCGTGGATACGGCGATTGACCATGTCTCTGGCCACCTCGGGATGGACGTTCTCAGACGTCAGCCGCTCCACTTCGGAATCGGTGTAGCTCTTCTCCGCGGCGTCCAGCATGGCGTCCACGGTGTCATAGCCCAGCATCTTTGCCATGCGCTCAGACTTTTCGTACACCGGCGAAATCTTCGCCAGCTTTGCCTGCGCACGATCTGTTGCGTATGCCTTCTGATAAAGCGTCGGCAGCTCGGACTCATCCAGTTCCACATCCTGCTGGTTGTGGTCGATGGTGACTCCGAATTTAAGTTTGGCGCGGGGTTTCTCTTCCTCAGTGTTGCCAGTGGTAGTGGCTTCTTCGGTATTGCCCGCAGACCCTTCATCCGCCTCTTCGGTTCCGTTGGTGAGGAACTTCTCAAGCGTGAAGTCGTCCCCTGCTTCGGTGTCCTCGGCACCGGTCTCAGCCCCAGACGCGTCCGCCTGATCGCCGCCACCGGTCCACGATTTCATGTCGAAAATGTCGTCGCCGTCTGCCCAGCCGTCAGGCAGCAGCTCATCGTCATTTCCTTCCAGGGTGAGGTCCTTTTTTTCTTCGTTCATGGCTCTTTTCCTTTCATGGTGAGAAAGTATTTTTGCGCAGCCCATCGGCTGCGGATGGTGCCCCCGGCAGGAGTCGAACCTGCAGGCATTACCTACTTTTGAGATAGGGGTGTATACCAATTCCACCACAGGGGCGTATATGTAAAACCGCGCTCCAAACAACAACCAGCCATATAGACCGGTCGTTTCAACGCTTGCGCAGTTGGTTTGAGAAGTACCCGTATTCGTGGCCACTCCTGTCGTTACGCGTCGATCGTCCGCTCGGCAGTAACAGTTCTTCTCAGCGTTTCCATTTATCTGCGGTTATAAAAAGTCCTCCGTCGGGACCGTCATCCGCAAACGACGTGCGCAATTAAATCGCCTTAGCCCTTCAGAGGTTTGTAACTGAGCCGCCTCAGTTTGCATATATAAAGAGCACTTCATATCGAAGTGCTCTTTATTTCTTTATAGCTGCTGCTGGCTGACCAGCGCATCCTGTGCTCGCTTGGGAAGATCGTTGTAGATCGACTGGATCCTCCCCGGCATGGACGAGACAGTCTTCGCCGCGTCAAGCGAGCCGCCCACGCTTGGGGCCCCGCCAGGCCGTCTGGCTTTACCGGGGGCGTCACGCGGCGGTTCCTCCCCGCCGGCCGCCGGAAGCTGCGCGTTCTGGGCCGCCGCCTGCTGCGCTGCCTGCTCGTTCATCTTCGCCTGGATACCTTCGATCAGCTCCTGCTTGCGCGGGATCAGCCGATCGGGGATTCTCTCGAGGTAATCGATGATCTGCAGCGTACCGTCACGACGGAGGTTGTCCAGCGTCTGGACCATCGCGATCTCGCTGAAGCGAGTCGTGGCGCCGACCTCAACGGACACATTCAGCCACAGATGCTTGAACTGGCTGAAGTCGAACTCCTCCAGGACCTTGCGCTTCACGGTCCGCGTCTCCATCTTGCCCGTAGTGGGGTTGATGATCGGGGCGCCGGACGCGTCGGTCACTGGTTCGGGGAAGTCACGCTCCCGAACCAGAGGCCGCTTGCCGTAGTAGGTGCCCATCATGTCCAGCAGGATCGCGCCGACGTTCTCCATGAACTCGTGCAGGATCGACCGCGGGTTCTCCAGCGGGACCTCAGACGAACTCTGCAGCACCATCAGGGCGGAGGTGTTATCCAGGCGGAGGTTACCCATCTGGGCGTCCGTCGCGCCGAGACACTCCTTCGTGTACTCCATGACCTTATCGATCGCCATGACGATCTGGTTGGACATGTCCGCAGGCTGCAGCACCGTAGCCACGCTGCGGAGATCCTGCCCAGGCTGCAGGCCATTGACGCCAATAGCGACGCCGACCTCATTCGTCCACTGCGAAATCAGGTCGGCGTTATAGACGGTCTTCGGGAAACTCTGCAGCTGCAGGTGCCGGAATACGAGGGCCATCATCGAGTTAATGAAGATCTGGTTCGGCACGATGCCAGTGACCAGGGCCCTGCCGTGATACTGGTTCTTCTGTCTCTCCCAGTTGCCCCACGCGATCGGGTAGCGGGTCAGCCCCGTGTCCACGTCCTCGAAGATATTGCAGCTCTTGGTCGCCTTCGTGACATGCACGGTGGTAACCAGCTTCTTCATAACATGGGTCTTGTAGATCGGCTCACCAGTGGCGGACAGGACGGGATTGCCGTCGGAGTCCGTGTCCTGGATCGGTTCGCCGTTTGCGTCGAGATCGTTCTCCCGCATCGGCTCACCGTTCTCGTCCTTCACGACTTCCTCAGTCGTGACCTTGGTGTACATGTAGATGTACAGGGCCTTGCCGTTCTTGTCATCCGCCGTGATCAGCTCGGTACGGCCGCCAACACCAGCCTGCCACTCCCAGTCGGAGTCCGGCTGGATCAGGTTGCGCTCGATCTCATTGGAGCCGGTGCCGCCTTTACCGATGCCGTTCTTTACCTTGCGGAAGCGCTCGGCCTCCCACTTGAGGTTCTCCACCGTATCGCGGCCAATGACCAGGATATAGGGCTGGGACTCGACGTCGGGCGTGTTCGGGTTGCCGAACATGACGTTGATGCCGTCCACCAGCTCCATCTCGATCTCGCCGCGGTGCTCACCGAAGGCCCCGCCGTACGGCAGCGCGTCCGGATTCCAGTAGAAATGCGCACAGTAGTCACCGGTCTGGGCGCCATCGAACAGGGCGTCACGGATCCGGTAGTCCATCTTCAGCTTCTCCAGCAGGTTCTTCACCTCAGCGTTAGCATACACCGCAGCATTGGTCTCCGGATCCTGCTGATTCTCGCCGTCGTAGTACGTCAGCGGTTCAAAGCTGATGGTCGTCGCGGAGGAAGTCAGGCTCGCCACGAACAGCGAGGCGATCCTCTTGATGATATTGAACACCGGTCTGGACAATCGGCTCATGGCAGGTGTCATCGGAATATGCAGCCACTGGTTGCCGGCGAAGAACTCGATGTTCGTGTTGACGGT